TGCGGATGAAGGCGACCCAGCGGATGGTTTTGGAGGCTTCCCCGGTCACAGTGATGCGCAAGGCGCCGTTGGTGGTGTCGGCGTCCACGTCGGCGTCCCAGGCGGCGGTGTCCTCGGCGAGGACGGTCTTGGTGACGGTGCCGACGAGGGCTGTCGAGGAGGCGGGCGCGTTGCGATCAATGCAACCCACGAATTCATAGGCCGCGGATTCGTTGTCGGCGTCGGTGCGGCGGGCGACCAGCAGAATGCTAAAGGCCCAGGTGGTGTCGACCGGAAGCACCAGCCTAGAAACCGCCGCTCCGGCTAGGACGGTCGGGGTGGCATTGATGGTGGTGGCGAACTCAATGAAAAAAGACGATTGACGATACCCACCGCTGCCGTCGGCCGCCCCGAAGGCAAACTGCCCGGAAATCGTGGTCGTTGCCTTGCTTCCGAATCCAAAGCTGGCATCCGCGTTGATGTCGCAATCAAATCCAATTGCCATCCCACTGTTGATGCCGTTGCCGATGGAATTCTGATTGCCAAGTGCCAGCGCTTGGTTCCCCAAGTTGGTGTTTTCCACGCCGAAGGTGGAACCGTACTCGCCCGTGGTCTTGTTGAAGGGGCCAATTTGCTGGGACATGCGACCGCTGGCGACGTAGGTCTCATCCCACCGGTGGAAGCAAAGGTCCAGCGCGCCGGCTCCGCGCGCGGCCCCGACTGGGATCGGATTGGCCTGCACCGAGTCAATCAATCCAGGCCCAGCACTCTGGACCGACCACCGGGTTTGAAGAACATTTTCTGGCCCGGAGGGCGGGTCGCCGTTCGTGGTGATCGCCAGCCCCCCCCGAATGCTGACCCCAAAATCCCGCCAGTTCGGCGCGAGCGCCGGGAAGCCATTAAAGTCGCTGTGCATTTTCGATTAGAAATCGCCGCCCTGGGCGATGACGTTGAAGGTCTCGGCGTTGTGTGTGGAGGCGCGGAGCTTCCAGGTGTTGGGCAGCACGAGCAGGGGGCGTCCGTCAAATCGGGTCAGCTCGGCGGTGAAGGCTTTGACGGTGGCGCTGGGGGTGGCGGAGGTGACGGCCACCTCCTGCCAGAGGCGCGTGTTGCTGCCGTCGTGAACATAGAGCCGGACCATGCCGGCGGTGGTGGTGCCGGTGGCTTCGATGGTGATGATCTCAATCCGGGTGCCGTTGGTGGCGCCGGTGACGATGTCCACGATGGTCCCGGTGCCGTCGCGATTGGTGTTGGCGGCGGTGACCTGGGCGGTGGTCAGGACCGGGACGAGGGTGAAGATGGGGGAGGTGTTGGCGGGCATGGTGGGCAGGAGTCAGGGGTTGGGGGTCAAATCATCGGAGGTTCCAATGGTTAAAGAGTTTTCCTGGGGCGGCGAGTTCGGGGGCAAGGGGCGGCGCGGCGTCGCTGCGCATGAAACTTCCGGAGCTGCCGTTGACGGCGGTCAGGCCGACCTGGGCGGTGGGATTGGAGCCGGTGGCGCTGGCGGCCATGGGGTACCTCCATTGCTCGTGGTATTTGCCGGTGGTGGTGTCCCAGATCAGACTGAGCATATCCCCGTCTGCCGGACGCCAGTCCGCAGAGAGGACCACGTTGGAGGCGGTGGACAGCATCTCCCCGGCATTGGCGCCTGTCCATTGCAGGAGTATTGTCCAGCCATTGTTTTTTCCGCTGGCCCCGGACGGACCGCTGGCGAGGGTGAAGGTGCGACTGGATGCCGTGCCGCTGTCGGAACTCAGCTTGAGCCGCGCCGCGCTCGTGGAAATAGTCGTGTTATCCCCCAACAGGTTGACCACCGTTTCACCCAGCACAATTCCCCTCAATGCGAGCAGAGCGTTATCGAAAGAGGTTCCCAACGACGTGGCGTTGTTAAGCTCGGAGATATTGCCATTGATCAGGGATCCCGGAGCGGTGGAGTTGAACAGTGGGTAAAAATTATTACTCAACCCAAGGAATCCAACCTTTGAACGCCGGGACAGTTCGATCCAGTCGGCTCCATTATAGACCAAAGTCAGGCTGTCGTATTGAGCGGGCCGCCAATCCCCATTGATCCGGGCGGCGGCCGTGCCGGTGTTGTTCAACAGCTCCCCGGCATTGGTTCCGGTCCACTCCAAAACGAGAACCTGGCCCTGGGCACTGCCCGCGCCGAGAGTGAAGGTGCGGCTGGTGGCGGTGCCGCTGTCTGAACTTAGACGGATGAGCGAGCGACCGGTCGTGGTCAGGATGGTGTTGTCCCCGGTCAGATTGATCACCCCGCCCACTGGAGCGGCTCCGAGTCCACCGCTAAAACTATGATAACCCGACCAAGTCGGGCTAATCGCCTGGTCCAGCGCGGGCGCCCCGTCGCTGCGCAGGAAGGTGCCGGCCGAGCCGTTGACCGCGCTCAGGCCGACCATGGCGGTCGGGTTGGCACCGGCGGCGCCGCCGCCTCCATTCAAAACCAGCCCGGCCAACTCCTGAATGGTGAGTGAACCACCCCCCATCTGGATGGCGGCGGAGGCGGGGTCGAAGGCGCGGGTCCATTGGCCGGGCGTGCCGGCGGCGGTGCAACGCCAGACGACGCGGGCGGTGTCCACATAGAGTTCATCGAGGGACCAGGTGCCGGACGCGGGCGGGCCGGCGGCGGCGCCGTCGGTGGGCTCGAGGAAATAGGCGCGCTGCATGAGCAGGGCGAAGTTCTCCTGCGCCACGGTCGAGGCGTTTTCGGCGAATTCGATGTCGGTCAGGTCGGATGCTCGGGACATGCTGGGCGGTTTGGGTTGGTGGTTGGTTGGGGCGGCTCGCGGGGACGCTCGCCCCACCTTAGACTTTGATCACTTCCACTTCCTCATAATGTCGGCTCTCGAAATTGGGGCGGTGGCGAGCGTAGGCGCGGACTTTGAAATCGTCCTCGGTGCCGAGCGCGCTGAAAACCTGCTGGTTCGAGAGGGTCCGGGTGTTGGTGTTGCCGGGTTGAAAAATTCTCAGGGCGGGCGCCACGGTGGGAGGATAATCCGGGTCGGCATCGGATGACAGGCGGAAATCGAAAATCCAGAGATTCGGGAGGAAGCCGGGTTGGAAGAGCGGCGTGCCTTCGCGGTTGACGATGGTCCAGTCGAGCTGGATGTCGTTGCCGGTTGAGAACTGGCCGGGGTTGCCGGGAGAGCCAGCGGTAAAGTTTTTGGGCTTCCAGTACCGGTAAACCCGGTCGGTCCAGGTCAGGTTGATTTGCGTGATGCCGGGGTCGGACAGGGCCAGCTTCGAGGCGCGGACGATGGGTTGGAGCTTGAAGCCGATGACATCGTTGAGCGCGTGCTCGAACGGGTAGCGGAAGCCCTGGGTGGTGAGTTGCGAGGCCGGGGCGATGAAGATTTGCGCGCCGGGCGCGTGGTCAAGGCGTTTGGTGTCGAACCGTTCGCGGATGATTTCCGCGTCCCAGGTGTTGCCCGAGACCAGGCTCAGGGTATGGAGCGAAAGGATTTCGTCGCCGATGAAGGCCAGCAAAGCGTTGGCCTGCGCCTCGGCGCTGGTGATGGCGGGCGGTTCGTTGTCCGAGCCCTGGAGCGTGAAGGTGATCGGGCCGGTGTCGCCGGGGGCAAGGGCGACATCGAGCGTGCCGTGAAAGGCGAAGCGGGAATCGACCCGCAGCTCGCGATTGTGGCCGGTGTCGTATATGGCATACCCGGTCGTGCGCGGCGAGGGGCGTCCGGCCAGGACGGTGATGAACGGGCCTTCCTTGGCGGTCGGATCGTAAGGCAACTCGATGATGCGTTGGGCGGTGATGGGCGGGTTGGCGGCGGTGGCGACGGGCGGGGCGATGAAGTTTTTCGGATCGTAAGTGAGTTCCGAATAGCGGCCGCGATCCACCTCGAATTCGACCTCCACTTCCGGGCGGTAGGGATTGCGGACCTTGATCGACCGGGCGCGGCAATAGAAGTGGCAGAGGCCCCAATGCGCCCAATGCAACCGGAAGACCTCGCCCACTTGCAACCCTTGCAACCGGCTTTTGCGAACGGTCATCGAGCCGGTGGTCTGCGGGGTGGCGGCGATGCGGGCGGCATTGTCGGCCATCACCTTGGCCATATAGAAGCGCGTCACCTGATCGCGGTTCAGGATTTGCGCCTTGCCGCGGGCGGAGGCGCGGAGATTGGCCTGGTCATGGCCGGGGGCGGCGTCGGGAAGGTAATTGACGGCGCGGTTGCTGAACTTGACCAGCACCTGGTTGGCCGTGCGGGTGAGGGACGGGACCAGCAGGCGGGGAGGTTCGCTCAGGCAGGTTTCATCGAAGTCGGGCACGTCGGGCGGGTCCTCGCCGATGCAGGGCGTGGGGCGGACCAGGCCGAGGGTGAACAATCCATCCGGCGTGTAGGTCTGGAAACCGTCCACGCATTCCAGTTGCCGGACCATGAATTCGCGGAAGCTGGTCGGGCGCGCGAGCACGGGCGAGACGCCGAGGCCCTCGTTGCCGAGCGTGTCGGAAAAGGCTTCCAACCCCGCCTGGTAAAGGCCGCTGACATGCAGGCCGAGCCCGTATCGCTTGTTGGTGTAGCCCTCGGCGATGGCCGCGGCCAGATCGGCGTCCACGTCCACGTTGCCGCCGAGGAATTGGTTGGCCGGGAAACGGGAGCAGATCACTTCGATGGTCTGGACATTGGTCCGTTGGTAGCCGAGCAAATGGCGGAGCGCGACCAGATAACACTGGCCGGCGTAGGCCGAGTGTTCCTCGGGCGAATTGCCATCCTCGACGCCCTCGGGATTCCAGCCGTCATCGGCGCTCAATCGGAGCAGGGCCGGATCGATGTCCTGCCCTTCTGTCCCCCAATAAAAGCGATAGGTCCCGTAACCCACCACGGTGATCGGGTGCCACGGTTCGGGGCCGATCAAGGCAATGGCGGTGGCCAGGGCGCCGTCGCCATTGATGGTCACGGGGGCGGTGGTGTAGCCGGAGCCGTTGTTGGTGACGTGAATCCCGACCACCCGGCCGTTGCGGAGGATGGCGTCGGCGGTGGCGCCGGTCCCATCGCCGCCAATGCTGACCGTGGCGGTGGTGTAGCCGGCGCCGGTGGCGGTGATGTCAATGCTGACCACCTGATCGGCCACCGTGGGCCGGGTGATGCCGCCCGAGCCGTCCAACGGCCAGACTTCCTCGTCATCGAAAAGGATTTTCTCGAGGCGATCAATGGGGCCGTGGCAAAGCAGGGCGGCGAAGCTGCAAAAGTATTCGTAACCGGTCGTGATGTCGTCCGCGCTTTTGCCGGCGCTTTCCTTGCGGGCGACGTTCTCCTGGTCGAAACACTGGCCGAGGAAGGTGATGCCGAGCCGGTGCGTCCCGTAAAGGAGCGGGACCGGCCGGGCCTTCTCGTTGGACGCGAGCAGGCGGCTTTCGAACCCGAGCGGTTTGGGTTCGGGTTGCGGTTGGGCGCGGGTGTTGCCGGAGCCGAAACTCATTTCAATATGCTAACCATTGGTTGCAGAATCATGGTCGTGCTGCGCCGGTTCACGCACTTCTACAACGGAATGGCAGCCGCACTTTGCGCAGACGCCTTCATCCGTTGCGGGCAGTTCCAGGTATTCAATGCCACACGCTTCGCACTTCCCTCGCCACTGGCCCGGCTCAGCACAACACCGCGCTGGAGCGCAACGGACGCTCGCCCCTCGGCCTTCATAGAGCATCACTTCCAGCGCACGTATTTTGTCTTCGATTTCGATTGGGTTCATATCCGCGTCCGTGGCTCAGCTTGGCCCGTTCGGCGTATCAAACTCCCAGCGGTAGCGAGCGTTGATGAATTTCAGGAGTCGCTGTTCCACCGGCAGCCAGTTTTCGTATGGCATGTCGCAGTGATCTTCGTCTTTCTCGTAGTCGTTTTCGCAGTCGAGTTGCAGGTCGTCAGCCACCCAGCCGTCAGTCTCTTGATGCCAGCCGTTGCCCGAGACTGTCAGGCGACCTCCGCAGTATGGGCAGCGCGGTTTCTCGAAGACCCAGCGATGGGAACGCCGAACCATCCGCATGGAGCGAACCGGCGGATCGCTGGGTAATTCGATGCTGTAAGTGTCACTCATAGCGTTTTGGTTTTCGCGCCGGTTCGCTCATGCGGGTCGTTAGGAAGACTTGGCTTTTGGCTGGCCAAAGTCCCCATTCTTAGTGAAGAAGCCCAGGTCGCGTGTGCCGTGTTTCACGTATGCAATTTCGCCGGAGGTTTTTGCTATCTCGGCGGCCTTAGCCAACGCTTCGGCGTCGGTCCCACACTGTACCAAAAGGGTGATGATGTAGTTCTTCGCGTTTTCCATAGATAACTTCCTAACCATCGGATGCACGCGAACGCCGGGATTGCGCGTCAGTGTTTTGGGTTGAGTCACCGACCCCGGCGTCGGTGATCCGGTTGTTAGACGACTACACCCACCGCGAGTATGACACCTGAAACCAGAGCCAACGCGCCCACCAGATTGTTGCGCCGTCTGCCTTCGCCGCTTCGGTCAGCCCTTGGCGGTAGTGCCAGTCCGGTTTCCACCAGAAGCCGAAGATGTTCAGGTCGAGTGAGAGTTTCACTGCGCGGAGGGGATACGGCAGGGATCTCGACCAGCCGAGCCATTTCGGGCCACGAGGTTTTAGGATGTTTGTGATTTGCATATTTCCGTCGTCTAACCAGTGCGCTGCAGCGAGCTCGCCACCCGCTTTTTCGTTTGGTGGTTCTTGGTTCATTGTTTCCTTTCTTTGCGCTCAGGCTCGCCTTCCGTGGCGAGTCGCTGATCTTGATTGCTCCCCCCCCGCCGCACCGGCCGCCACGCCCCCCGGATCCGCGAGGCCCAGGTGGGGTCGTCCAGGGCGGCCTCCATGGCGGCAAAGGGCCGGTAGGTGTGGATGAACCGGCCGCGGTCCAGGACCACGCCGACATGGTGGGTGACGCGGCCCATTTGCAAAGTGACCGCATCGCCGATGCGGAGCGGTTGCGTGGCGCGATCCAACGGGACAAACGCCCCGGTGCGGACGATGAACGCTTCGAGGGCAGATTCATTGAGCAGCTCGCCGCCGCGCATGTGGTATTCGCCGAAATCGAGATCGGGGATCACGCCCAGCGCCTGGTAAATGCCGGCGGCCAGATGCACGCAATCCGCGCCCCGGCCCTTCACGCCCTGGAACGGGATGAAGGGGGTGCCAATCCAGCCGCGGGCCTCAAGGAGAAGGGCGCGTTGCGAGGCGGGCGAGGCGAAGAAGGGCGGGTCGGTTTCATCCGAACGCTCCGGTGGCGGCGGGCTGGGACAGCCCGCCATACCTTCAAGCGGGCTGGGACAGCCCGCCCTACCGTCAGGCGGCGGGCTGGGCCGGCCAGACCTTCCCTCAATCATGGTGGTTGAATCAGGGGCGCTCATTTCTTGTTGCCGTGCGCGGTGTCGAGCGGCACGGCTTTCACGCCGGGGTTGGTGGTGGGGACGTAATCGTGCGCGCCGCGCCGGCGGCGGTTGTAAAATTTGTTCACGCAATGCTCGAACGATCCGTCGCAGCCGGGATAGATGGTCACGCTTTTGCCAATCCAGTATGTCGGGTCGCCGGGCACGTTCGGGAGCGGGTCCTTCAACCGGAGCGTGAGGGTGGTGCCCACCTGCTGGCTCTGGCCGATGGTCGATTCCAGGTAGTTCGCCCCGGTCCCGCCTTCCAGCCAGCCG